TGAATGCTAAAACTGCAGACGATCTGTTTTTAACACTGAGAACAGAGAAGAGCGATCATCGTGCCAATAGTGTGGTCAAGGTTCTTCGTAGAGTATGGTTTGTAGGCCGTAGAGGTATCTTAGGTGATGGTGCATCTAATCCATTCCAACAGATGGGCTTAAAGAAGCTAAACATCAGGCGCACAAGATGGATGCCCGAGGATGTGGATGCATTTGTGTCTAAAGCAGATGAACTAGGCTATCAGTCTATAGGTACACTAGCCCTGCTATGCTATGACCTGTGCCAGAGGCCCGGGGACATGCGTAAGATGGTCTGGGGTAACTTCGATGGTGAGGTCTTTGCCTTCACTCAGGAGAAGACAGAAACTCCACTGACACTAGAATTATCCCCACGCCTCAGTAATCGGTTTGCTGATATAGTACGAGGCGAGGATGATGAATACATCGTCAAGTATGAGGCCACAGGTAGGCCATATGATATGCGTATGTATGCCAAGGTGGCACAGCATGTAAGAACTCAAGCCAAGTTAAGCTCAGATCTACAAATCAGGGATCTTAGACGCAGTGGAGCCACAGAGATGGGTGAGGCTGGATGTACTGAGGATGAGATTGCCGCAGTAACTGGCCACACATCACGTCAGATGCTTGAAATATACGTTAACCCTACACGGAAGATAGCTTCCCGGGGAATGCAGAAGAGGTGGCAGAATGCCTGAAATAAACGTGGCTCGGGCAGAGTTTCAACGTGAGTTGGAGAAGATAACAGGATGCAATCAAGTCCAAAGCTCTCAACTCACAGAACGATTAATAGATCTGTTTAGCACATTGCGAACTGAGATCAGAAAGGTTGACAGTGGCAGAAGCAATCCCCCCATCAATAATCCGTGAGTTAGAGTTCTTAGGTGTACTGGTCCACATGCCACCCTACACCAAGCTGAAGCCTGACTTTGATCGTAATAAACCGAAGTATGAATATAAACCAGTTGTACTGGATGAGAATGGAGAACCACCCTTTTGATACAAGTAACATATAAAGACCACATGGGTTCAGATCTATCAGTTGTGAATGCAGCTCGTGTATCGTTTGGCAAGGAGAAGGAAGCTCTGGGCTACACTAAGATTGGTGATGGTCCAAGCATTCCTGTGATCCATGATACAGATAAAAGCCTGATAAAATATCTGGCGAAGCATAAACATATGTCACCCTTTGGCCATTCGTTTGTATCCTTTCATGTTAAAGCTCCGATCTTTGTAGCACGTCAGTTGGTCAAGCATAAGTTCCTGCGTTGGAATGAGATCAGTCGTAGGTATGTAGATGATGAACCTGAGTTCTATGTGCCTGATACTTGGCGGGGCCGTAGTGCTGATAAGAAACAAGGTAGTGAAGGTGTTGTTAATCTAGGCGAACTAGATCAATGTATAGTAGACGATTATCCCTACATGGCATTAACGGCATATAAGGCACTGTTAAACAGCGGAGTATGCCCCGAGCAAGCCCGTATGGAACTACCACAGTCTACTATGACTGAGTGGATATGGTCCGGTAGTCTAGATGCTTTCTCTGATATGTGTAATCTTAGATGTAAGCCAGACACACAGGCAGAGACACGAGAGGTAGCTAATCAAATTGATCGTAAGATGATTGATCTGTTTCCTGTATCTTGGGATGCACTGACAGATGAGAAAGATATATGATATGGAATACTTTAAAAAGATTGATGTTAGCTTTGAGGCCAAAGGAGTGGCTGCGGGAGACGTAGACATTGTTAAGTATGGTATTAAACGTGAGGGTAAGTTTGAGGGTATTGCATACAAGAACTGTATCATCAGCCATGAAGCGACAGCCAGCCTTCTAAAGAGAATACCAATACCAATGAGGCATAAGTTTGTACCATTGCACATGCATATCAACAGAGACATCATTCCGCATGTAGATAGTGGTGTGTGTACCGTGATCAATTTCTATGTAAAGAGCGGTGGATATACTACAGACTTTAATGTTCCAAAGGATGGAGCCAAGAAGTTGAAGTTAGATAATCAAACTGATGGATATGCCTACAAGTTTGAGGATGTGGATACTATCGCATCCTTTGTAGCTGAAGACGGTGATGCATACATACTTGATGTCACAAAACTACACAGCGTTCACTCAGGAACTCAGAAGGACAGAATAGCTATAGCACTATCTACCACGCTGGACTTTGATTCTGTCTGTAAAATTTTAATTGACGGGTAAAAAAGACAAAATACGTCAACACAACACAAAACCAGAGACAAAAGGTCAATGATTTCAGTTAGTTGGTTGCGGGAGTAGGATTTGAACCTACGACCTTCAGGTTATAGGTCTATTTAATGATATCAATAGCTTATATAACCTTAATGATTGTGTTCCGATAACTCGGTGTCTAAATTAACACTAGACAGATGGTTTTTTCTTGGTATAAGTGAGGGGCCGCTAGGCCCCGAACTAACCCCGATAGGGTGTATAACAATGAACTATACTAGAAGTGACCAAATAAGCATAATCAAGTCTATAACCCTTAGAGAAGGGGATAGTAAGACACTAGACTGTCCTTTCTGCTACGGACGTAAGAAGTTCACAATCAGTAAGATCGATGGACGTACAATATGGAATTGTTATAGAGCATCTTGTAGAATTAAAGGTGCATATAATACGGGGCGGTCATTAGCTGCTATTCAAAACAATCTAAATGGTACTGTTAAGAGTACGATTAAGAAGACTAATCAAATACCACCAATATTATCTGGTATAGATAACAATCCTGATGCAGTTGACTATCTAAAGTCTGTTAACTCCTATGATGCATACAAGCAGGGACTAATAAGAATACAATACTACCCTGCCCGTAACCGTGTTCTATACTTCAACAACGATAACACAGGTGCAGTAGGCAGATCACTAGATGGTAGTAATCCTAAGTGGATGAGCTTTGGTAATACTGAAGGTGGAATACAAGTAGGTGATTCCAGTACCGCTGTAGTAGTAGAAGACGTAGCATCAGCCTGTTCAGTAAGTAGAGTTGAAGGTGTGTGTGGCTATGCCCTATTAGGAACAAACATTACAGCACCTATTAAATCTAGGCTAAGACACTTTAGGTGTGTAATAATAATTCTTGACAAGGATGCTAGTTCTAAGGCATTAAGATTAGCTAAGAGTTTGCAGTCGCACATTACAGTGCAAGTCAGACTTACAAAAGAAGATTTAAAGTGGCTTGATGTTGATAGTATAAGCCGCCTGTTAGGAAGGTAACTGTGCTTTTACCGAGTATACCACTGGTAACAAATTTTGATGGCTCCTGCTTTGGTAGAAGAGCATCCAGTTGGTCTGATCCACACCAAGCCCCCCCAATGTATTTTGATGTAGACAATTAACTACAAAACATTAATAGCATTATTATAAATACATTACGGGATGGAAAAACCATGAAGGCGAGGGCCATAATACTTATAGACCTAGAATTTCCTAGTTTCAGGGAAGCAGGTTTGTTTCAAGACAAGATGGATGATGCATTAGAAGCATTAATCAAAGATAACGGTCATGTTGTATCTACACAAATGGATTTGAAGGAAAGAAGGGGCGACCATGCTCCTGACATCAAGAAGATGAAGTTCAGAAATAACTAGATAATTCAACATACAAACAGAATGAATGCCCTGTCTTCGGATGGGGCTTTTTTTTTGATTTGATCCGTGTTACTAGGGACACCTAACAATACTAAAAGGGAGTCTAACTAGGTGGACCAATCATTATTAAAGAACCTACTATCGAGCGAATTCTACAACGACAACAAGTCTAAATTAAAGCGATCCCTGTTTTCAGATGAGGCGGCAGACCTCTATGGGATACTGTGTGATGCACACGAAAAGTACCAACACGACCTTTCAACCAAAGAGCTGATGATCCTGTTTGATCTTAATTACCCTGTGGCTACTCGAGCCGAGAAAGAGGTAATCGAAGACCTGATTGGAAGCATACAGAACGCCCCGGATGTTTCTCCTGACGTGGCACATGATGCTATCGAGAACCTGTGGCGCAGAGAGATTGGGCGAGAAATTGCCGACGAAGGCATCAACATGACCAATGGTCATTACGAAGCCATGAACAGAGTTCGTAGCCTAATTGAAAGATCCATTGATGGATATCTACCAGATGACTTTGGTGATCCTACTACAGACGATCTTGATGAGCTTCTAGCTGAAACAGGTGATGATGCTCGATGGGCATTCAACATCCCTACGCTGGGCAGGAGTGTCTACGGCATTGGTGCTGGTGAGTTTGGTATCATCTTCGCTACACCTGAAACAGGTAAGACTGCCTTTGCTATCAGTTTGATTGCTGGTCCCGGCGGATTCTGTGAGCAAGGTGCTAAAGTTCTGTACCTCGGTAATGAGGAAATAACAAAGCGGACTAAGCTACGTGCCTATCAAGCGTGGACAGGCATGACCCGTGACAGCATCGTGCAGAACCCTGACGAAGCCAAGCGTAAGTACACCGCTATCAAAGACAGACTGATAATGAAGGATACCCAAGATTGGGATCTGGATCGTATTGAGTCCTACATTGAGAAGATCAATCCTGATTTGATCTGCATTGATCAAGCGGACAAGGTTCAGATTGCTGGCCAGTATAATGCAGGTCATGAACGTCTACGTGAATTGTATAGGCGTTTGCGTGAGACATCTAAAAGGTTTGAGTGTGGCCTACTGGCAGTATCCCAAGCCAGTGCAGATGCGGATGGTAAAACACGCCTAACCTATACCATGATGGAAGGCTCCAAGATTGGTAAGGCAGCGGAGAGCGATCTTATATTGGGTCTGGGGCGTCACTCCGGTGAGAATGAAGACAATAAACCCGACAACACCAGATTCATAACGGTCAGTAAGAACAAGCTATCAGGTTGGCATGGCACAATAGTATGCAGCATCGAGCCTGAGGTATCACGTTATGTTGCATGATGGATGGTTGGTACTGGACCTAGAAACTACAGTAGAGAAGCGTGATAACAAATGGGACAACAGCCCTAAGAACCCTAACAATAAGATCGTATCATCACATTACGGGTGGCTTGGTGAAACGAGTGTAGAAGATGTTCAGCATGACTTTTACTATCATAATGAACTCACCACCCCTGATGACCCAAAGAAGCTGCAGGGATACTTAGATAAAGCTAAAGGTCTTATCTTTCACAACAGTAAGTTTGATGCCTTCTGGTTGATCGAGGCCGGGTTTAGTA